TCTCATAACGCATACTATGTTTTGGCTCTTTGGAGCTAGTTTCTTTCTGAGATGTGTGATTACCCTGCTTACCGCCTTATCTGGACATTGCTGTTGTTCATCATTAAACAGGGTGTAGAATTCTGACTTGTGGTGATAATTGCCGTCTGATAACAGGTTTAGAAATCTCTGCTCCAGAGGGGTAAACTCACTTTGTATTAATTTCCCCATATTACCCCCTAGTTATAGTCTTCATCACGTTCAGACCAATCTTCATTACCCCAATCATCATCCTCATCCCAATCATCCTGTCTTGGGAGAGGGTATTCTGTTTTGAACTCTCTACCGCATTTATTACATTTGACACCTTCTGGAGCTACTATCAGATCTGTGTCTAAGTCTTCCCTAACTACCCCCTGCTCACTTGATATTTGGTCTTTCTCTTCAGGAGTTAGCTCTTGATATATCCCAGTCTCAAACTGAAAGATATTACAATTAGGACACTTCCATTCGTATGCTGCATACAGTTTAACTGATTCCATATTACCCCTTCCTATTGATTAACTGGTCAAATGCTTCCATCATCATAGAGTGTGTAGACTTCTCTTCACTTACCCTTGTAATGTGTTGGAATCTTCCGCTCTTACTTCCGAAGTTTACAATGAGGGTAGCTCTAATTGATGCCAGCTCCTGTACTGCCTCTTCAAGTGCTCCCTGATTTGCTCTCAGCATGTCAGCTATCTGAGTTAGGAACTTAGTATCAGGTAGCTTAGGTCCAGTAGGTATTACTGTTGCCGCAACAGGCTTAACTACTTCAAACTCACTAGGGGAACATCCGAAAGGCACATTATAGAAATCCCGTTTAGCCCAGTATCCCTCAGGAGTTCCATGACCCGATATCTCACCATAATCACCCTTAGAAGCGAGATATAATGTCGGGTGATCATCTGATGCAGGCTCAATCAAGTTCTTTAAGAATCTGATTCTGGTTCCTACCGCAAGGGGGAATTGCTCATTGGGACCTTCTATCTGCAGTATGCTCATGATTAATAAACCTCTGCAGACTGTGAAACTGGTTCGGTGTTGATTACCTTTGCATTTAGTACCTTCCCTAACTGCAGTAGGACATTGTCGAGAGGCTCACCATCGCTAGGAGACAGGCTACCTAGTATCCTTTTTGTCTCCTGATTCAGCATAGGCTCTAAGTAGCCTCTAGCTAGCCGATCACTAACAGTCCATTTGCAGTCTTCCCTCAGTATAGCTGAGATTTGCTTACTGATTAGCAACTTTCTCACAGTACCCCCCTTAATACCCCAATAATGAAGTTGAAGTATTCTGGATCTTTCTCTGCAAAGGTTAGTGGATCATTGTAAAGCTTCTCTAAGCCCATAGAGAGTGCCTCTGTGGCCCTCACTTCCCCTTTATCATTCTTGTAGACTTTTCCAATGTAGTGTGCTGAGTTATCACTGAAGGCTTTATTGAACTCATCAGGGTTTCCTATTTCTTTATCATCGTATCCGTACCCAGGAAACTTGTCAGCCATCTTAACATCTGCAGTGCCTGCTCTCTTGATTCGCATCTCTACAAACTCAGCACACTTTTTAAGAGCATCACCATGATTATTCTCAATTCTGTGACCTATTTCATGGACATATACTGCGATATCGTCGTTACCTGTTAGAAAGACTCCCCCTTTAGGATTAGGTAGATACTTAGGCTCCGTAGCCCTATGAAATGCTCTCATTCCGTCAGGGAGTTGATATCCGTCTAACTGTATAGGCTGCTGATCAGGCTCAAGCTTAGCCAATAGAGGGGTAATAAACTCTTCAGCCTGCTTTGTCTTCTCCCTATACTCCTGGGTAGGTCTTTTAGTTGTCACTACCTTACCATTAGCAGGGGTAGTAATTGTCTTAGGGTAGGTGACTGTTACATTTCTGCTATCGTCTACCTTGATAGCATTAACTAGTATTTTGGACTTCTTTTCTTCATGCTCCCTTCTCTTAGCTTGAGCATCCTTAAAAGCCTGTCTTAACTCCTCATATTCCTTATCTATCTTGTCCAACAGCTTAGTGATCTTCTTCTGATCTATTGGAACTCCCGCCAGTTTATCATTTTCATACTGCCTGAGGATAGCTGACTGGTCTCTTAGCTTCTCCTCTACTAATTCCAGTTTAGTCTGTACGTCCTTTTTCAGCCTATCATATTCCTGTTGGTATTCTTTAAGGGAATCAACAGCAGTCTTCCTGAGTTGCTCTAAGTCATCCCCCTTTAACCTTTCCTGAAGAGATAGAGGGGGCTTAGCAGGCGTTGTAGGCTTAGGGACGGGATTTTGTACCTTTACCTCAGGAACAGGCTTAGGAGGCTCAATAGAAGGCTTTACAGGAGGGTTATCAGGACTAACAGGCTTGATAGATACCTTCATCTGGTCATAAATACTTCTTGGGCGTACTTTGCCAACTTTAGTGTCAGCCCCTTGCCATGTGCTCTTCTTCCTCTGCTCTTCCAGTGTTGTCTTGTTCTTATTCTTCTCTGATATTTCGGCTTCAATAGACTCATCAATGGCCCTATCTACTTCTGCCTGAGTTTTCTTTTGAGGTGTAGTAAGTTCCTCCCCTACATTCGCAGGGACAGGACTACATCTACAATTTGGATGCCTAGGGAACATCCCCCTAGCTTCACTAATCTTCAGAATAATCCCATCAAGAGGCTTACAGAGGGGGCATACTCTACTATCATCAGTAGTGCTCCACTCCACAGCTACTCCTACTTCAGCTACACCCATTTTCTCCATTGCATCTAATGCACCTTCAGCGTGGGCCCTGATTATTTCTGTTCTGGCTATTGTTAAGGCTCTGTTCTCACTTAAAGCTAGGGATTTCTCTAACCTAGCAGCAATTGTTCTAGGATTGTCACCTCTCGCTAATCCCTCTGCTAAATCCCTAGTCAAAACAGTAGCCATAGCATCAGTCATACCTTTCAACTCACTGAAATTTCGTCCAGCTAATAACTGAACCTTTTCAATAGTTTCAGGCTGATTGAAGGAACTACTCAAGAATTCATACTTGCTGCCCTTATAGAAGTCTGCTGTTGATTCATCGCTAGCGTAACCCCTTGCATAAGGTTTTTTAGTATCATCAAAGGCTCTTCCCTGACCTTGCTTGTAAGCTTCATTGATATACTTAGCCCACCAGTCATCAGCAGTTGTAGTAGGATCAGAAAGGATAAGGTTCTGTGATTGTGCAGCTAACCACTTTCTAAACTCTTCCAACTTCTGCTTATCAGTGCTGAAGGTATATCTAGCGTTGACCTTTAACAGTGTAGGTTCATTTAGTCCAAAAGCATCCTCTTCTACCAATAGCTTCATTAGCCTTTTGCGAAGTTCCTTAAACCTCTGTGACAGGTCTAAGCAATACTTACGCCTCAGTGTGGTAGTTCTAGTTGGATCTTTTGAATGTAGTGTGTTGCAGAGCAGCCTAGGCTTTAGTCTCATAAGTAAATACCCTTTAGAGAAGAGATTTGACCATCTGATAATACCCTCTTCATCTGTAAATCAGCAGCAGAGTAAACTTCATACCCAGGAACAGCTTTTTTCTTCCTACCCCAATAATCAGGTAACACTTTTAACTTGGTTAAAGCCTTGACTAGCTCTACCCTTTGAGTGTCTTGTAGAAATAGATACATGTGGAGGAACTTTTTAGGACTATGAAAGAACCCCCTCAGTAGATGAGTCAGTAACTCTCTCATAGTTTCTTCCACACTATATTCTGGATCAAAGTTGAAACTCATCTTCTGAGTCATCCTCATTAGCTGTGGGCTTACTTCTCAGCAGTGCTACAGTATTTTCTCCCCCTTCCTTCATTGTAATACTGTCAAACTTCAGAGACTCTAGTAATTCTCTAGTAGTTTCTTTAGCTTTGGGATTAGACCAGTAATCAATCACCTCTCTTTTTTCATCACCAAAATGGTCTAAGAACTTCTTTCTAGCTTCCAGTACTTGAGTCTTATCTACTTTGGAAATATCTGCCTGCTTGCTGACTTGTGCAAAAAACTCTCTTGCGTCCTGGACAGCGTTAGGATTACCAATATCTACAGGGCTTTCTATTTCAATTTCTTTCTCTTCAACCTTACCCCCTCTAAAGTCAGCATACTTTCCAGCTAGGTTAGGAGTCTCTGAGAACCATTCAAACCCTGAAGTAGTATCAGCCCCTGCCCCAACACCTCTATACATTTTATGCTTTCCCCTACCATGACCAGGCCTAGGTCCAGAACCTGGTCCACCGTTATTTACTAACTGTTCCCAAACTTCCTCATTAGTCGCAGGGGGCTTAGGGGATTCATGAGCTATTTCTTGAGTGTTAGGATCATAGAGAGATTCCCCGTCTTTAACCTTGATAAAGGGGCTAGATTCAGGCTCTGGAGGAGGATCAGAAGGTAAGTGACCTGGCATGATGTTGTCTTCAGTGTCAGGATAACTCTCTTCCAAGTGCTCTGTAACTTGCTCCATAATATCTGAAGCCTCTTTACTGTCATAGCCTAGCTCTTTTTCCAGGAATGTAGCAGGAGGAATCAGAGATTCTACACCCCCTTGAATATAGGCTGCTGCTGCCTGAGTTCTCGCTAGAGCATTCTTGGCTTTCTGATCAGGGGATTCTTCATCAGTCCTAGGCCATACTACCTTATACCCCTTCTGTTCCTGCTTAGTTACCCCCTTATCCTCTCCCTGAAGAGAAGGAACAGGGTCTACAGTCTCACTAGCTTCCTCTGTTGCAACTTCTACAGGGTCTTCTGTCATTTCCTCAGTATCATCACTGCTGCTGCTGTTAGGAGCAGGCAATACGCCCATTAGAATGAGCCTATCAATGAAGGGTACAATTACCCTAGGAGTAACATACCGTTTACGCCTACCCTGTAGTCTCTCATCCCAGGTATCAGAATCCTGAGAACTTGCTAGCTCCCCTCTTTCACTACCCATAAAGATACGTTGAGGGATGCCCTTATGGATACAGATAGCCTTAATCTCACCGTCAATATGTGCTGTGGGGTCTACGACTGAAGGGGCCAACTGCTTAGCAGACATACCGGAAAGTTGGATAGCCCTATCAAGCTTGTTGAAGTAGTTATCCATCATATCCCTCATGGCAGTTTGATCAATAACAACGTCACCACCTAACTGAGGATGAGTCTCAATAGATAGTCCAGGGAATGCCCCTCTCCAATAGCCTTCCGCAGAACCTCCATAAAGCTTAGCAAGGTCCAGTAATCTATTCACAACAGGACGCATTCTAGGGATACCGAATACCTCGCTATTGCGTCTGCTATCAGCTACGTGAATAACTCTAGACCAGTGAACTCTAACAGTAGCAAGGGGCAGCCCTACCCCTGTAGCCTGATCTCTTGGATCATTAAGAGTCACTAGATACATGATAGGCTGTCCGAATCTTGGATTATTCGTTGCTGCCTCATACTGGACAATTTGAACTAGGGATTGGTCAAAGGCTCTTAAATAGAGTAGCTTCTTTTTACCCCCTGTAGGTTCAGGAGACATACCTGAATTATAGGAATTGAAATACTGGGCGTCAGTACCTAACCTTCCCCCTGCTTCAGGGAATGCTGCAATAGGTAGACCGTAGGCAGTGCTAGGAGTTGCTCCCTGTGTTTTATCATCCTCAGTATTGACACTCTTAGGGATACCGTCAGGAGGAGCGTTATCGACAGGTTCCTGCAGTTGCTTTCCGTCATCAATACCTAACAGCAGAATACCGAATGAACCGATACCGGAAAGGATATCAACTCTTTCAAGATACTCCCAGATAGGTGAAGATTCTTCATCAATATGGTGTGTATCCTGTCTTAATTGCTTATTGAGTTCATTCCAAGCTTTTTCAAAAGGTGTAGAGATTTCTGGATCATCATCCTCTATTACTTCAGGAGAGACTTTCCAGGTTTCTTTAGGCTCTACTTCTACAGTTCTAGCAGCAATACCTTCCCTGTCATATAGATCACGATAGAACTGAGGGGTTAGCTCTGAGGCTGAAGGATACCCACATTCCTTATCAAGGTTTCTGCGGGGGTCTAATAGCCTTTGCGTGATTGTAGAGCGTAGCGTAGAGGCATTGTTTACCAGTTGAGTCAATCGCTCATAGATCTTAGCTTGTAGGATTTCAGCGTTGGTATTATCTACAAGGTATCTAGGCTTATGAGTAGAGTAGGGATTGAATTCAAGTGTCATCATTTAACTCCAAGTAATAAAGCAAACAGGAACATCATAAGAAAGCCAGTGAGCATCATAGCACATCCACAGCCAATCAGGTTAGTGCCGCAACTCATTAGTGGTGATTGTTTCATATTAGAGTCTCCTGGTACATCGTACAGCTTTGGATGAAGCCTCTTCTGAAGTGCTGACCATAAAAGTAGTTCTCTTCTCAACATACTGTCTTGGAAGAAATACTTCTCTATTGGACTCATTGCACTTGAGACAGAGTCGATTCCCTACTCCCATTGAAATGAAATCACGTTTACACTTCAAGCAGACTCTAATGCGAACGCCCATGATAGTTTACCCTTAAAAGGCTCTTCCCGCAAAGGCTGGCTTTCTACGATATTCAAGGCCAAATACAGCTAATACTAACGCATCAGATTCGTCAGGGCTACAGCCTAACAACTCTAACAGGGTAGGCTCTGAGGTCTTCTTGTTTCCTGAGAGAGAAGGTCTATTCTTAGGCAGCATTCTAAACCTTCCCTCTTTATCAAACAGTAGCGGCAAAGGTGCCAATTGTCTCTTCAACTCTGTGAACCTAGCAGGAATGCCGAAGCCTTTAGGATTAAGAGAAGGGTCCAATAGTAGTCTCAACATACCGTACATTTCAGCCCTACGATTGGCATAGACATACCTGGTTTCCTTCTCTTCAACTCTCTGAGCTAGCGGAGAGACTATCCTACGCTTTAGTTCTGGACTAGCTGCCTCACCAAAGCCTACCGTTCTTACGTTTAAGCCTCTCTCGCGTAGTGTGCAGGCATGTTGATAACCTCCTCCACCGGCATCAAACAGAATATTCTCAGCAAGTACCCCATACTGAGTTTTTAGGGCCATAGTTCTGTTGACAATTACCGTAGTGTCCTTAGTTTTCATTGAGATGAGGTCTATCAACCCTAACTCATCGCAAATAGCCCATGCAGTATTGTCGCCCCCCATAGCACTATCTACGCCGATAGAGACAGCCTTACGATTTACCCCTTGCAACTCGTTAGCCCTACGCTCTGCAGCAATGAGCCAAGGGCCAGGATACATCTTAGCTTCAGAACCTTCATAGAACATAGCGTCCAAGCTAATACACTGCTTGACAGGGTCCCATAGCCTCCTATTGCGTTTGTAGTCTGCATAGCTTTTTACACCAGGGAGTAGCATCTCATTGGTAGGTTCTATTCCTTTACTTTCCTGCATTAGCCCATACTTAACATTTGGACTATCTTCAGCAGTGATTCTGATTACCTTACGATAGAAGCCTTTCCCATTATCCCTAGGGATATCCCCTCCTCTATCCTCAGAACCTGGTAAACCCTGTACAGCCCTTTTGAAGAAGTTCTCACAGGGGTAACAGTTACCGATATAGAGCTGCCTATCTGCCCAGGTGTCAAACTTATTCTTATAGATATCAGGCAGACCGCTAGCCTCATCACCTACCGCTAATGTTCTAGGAATGTTGTCCCCTGTCTTAGCGATGTGATGACCTAGCATACCTTCACCCTCAGCCCCTGCTACTCTACCTAGCACATAGCTAAGACCGCAGATATTCCCCTTATGAATCTTCCTGAGATGTAAGTGATTAACTAAGAGGGGACCGCCATTATCTTTAGTGAGGGGGTATTTTGAAGAGTGTATGAACCGTCTGATTTCACCCCAAAGCACTGATTCAAGTTGTGTAGAGTCAACTGATGTAGTGATGATTCTGCAGGGATGTCTAGTTAAGAAAAACCATAGGACAGCTAACCCTGCTATGAAGTCTTTACCTAACATATTACCAGCAGGTACTATCGTTTCATCATCATCACAAAGTGAATATAGAATCTCCCGTTGTTTGTCATATAACGTAATATCAGGCCACAATAGTTTGATCAGTTCTACTGGATCAACTACTGCAGCCTGTTTTGGGAGACCTAATCCGTAAGGGAAAGGGTCCATTATTTCGATTTCTTCTCTGATTTGTTGGGGAGTGCCTCAAGTTGTCTAAAGGCTGCTTCAATAACTGGTTCATGCAATTGCCTAGGAGCATTAACCAACTTATCAAAGTCTATTACTAAATGAGTAACCTTTTCTTCAGTAGGTGCAAACAACCCTTTATGCTTCATTGCTAGGTCAATAGCCTGCAGTTTAGAGGTAAGGCTACACTCTATAACTTGTGTTCTAGTGCCTGTCTCCTCATCATAGTATTGAGTCACTTTGAAGCGATCTATACAGGCTCTCATTCTCTCAGGAATAAGGTTTACATCAGTGTGGAAGAAGCCCTCTTCATCTACTAGGTCTAAAGGGTCTCTCACTACATTGTAGTATAGCTGCTCTAATATCTTCTCCCTATCAAGCTTAGTATTAGTGAGGTCTTCATGTCTCCCTTTACCGATAGCCTGTTTAACTAAAGGATGAGACAATAACTGAGAAGCTCTAACACTTGCAGCAGTGGGTTTATACCCAGCAGCTATAGCAGCCCTTTTCCCATTGTAATCCTTCAAATATTCTTCCACAAACTTCTTTTGACGATCATTTAACCTCTCCCAACTAATACCCCTATCTTTAGTCTCAGTAGCTCCCATATGGTAATCTCCAATTAAATTCCTTACCCCAACACACTACTTAATAGCAATTCCATTTTATCCACTTCACCCTCAGTAGGCTTCTCACTGCTAACCTCAGTAGGGGCTGTAAGTGCCGCTACCTTCTCTGCTACTCTTTCAGATACCTGCTTTTCAATCTCAATGTTTAGATATGTTGCAAGAGTTCCCCAAGCTTCTCTGATGCTTGATACAGCCTCATCCCATTCAAACGGTCTTATTCCTGACTGTTTAAGGCTGATCCCATACAGTTCGTGTACCTTTTTACCAGTCAACTTCCTGTCTAACTGTTCTTGGACTTTAATCACTAATTCAGGAGGTTCTGTCAGGCTTGAAGAGTAGCTCTCAATAATCTTTCCCTCAATTTCCTTAGACCATCTCAGGCTGTTAGTAGTGCTAGCTTCAACCTTCCAACCCTGTTCCATTAGCTTCAACGCTAACACTGACCCATTGTATTGCTGCATGATGTTTGCTCCTATTGAGGGTGATTACTTGTCTGATTCAGGCTTCTTAGCCTTAGGTGTAGGGGGAGTCTCTTCTAACTGCGGTTGATGATCTTCAGTGACATTAGCTGTTCCCAATTCTTTATTAGCCTGACTAAGAATATGGACACGATATCTGAACCTTTCACTCCATTCACATATGACCTTAACGACTCTGCCCCTGCGTACTCTTCCCCCTTGAAACCAGTTGATAAGGTCACCAGGCTTAATAGGTGACTGCCCAACTTTCAACTCTGAGATTTCAGCGTCAATCTCATTGATTCTGTCCTGTAGTTCCTCTTTTTCTTTGTTAAGTACCTTAATAGCTGCCTTTACTTCTGGTACATACGCTACATCTTCTGACATTCTATTTCTCCTTACTAATTCCAAAATGAAGGCTTCAACAGGATAAGATATCTCAACTTGTCATAGGCTGTTTTTAAGTCTCTATGACGTTGATATTCTACCTTACTGTTCCAGAGTGTTACTGCTTCAGAAGAAGCCCGATAAGCAGCCTCAGTAGCTTCTTCCTGTGTCTTTCCTGATCTTAGTTCCCTGATTGCTGCCTCTAATCCTACACACAGGAACCAAGGGTCCATATGAGCACTGCCTACCGCTATCGTTCCATGAGGAGGTCTTAGCTTTAAGTGTTGGGAATTATATTCAGCATACTTGCTGTCCAAAAACCTCAACAAGGCATATCGATCCTCTAGCCTCTTCTGCGATGATAGCTTAGGCATCTCTTCCCTCAATTCTGTGTAGGTAAATCCACATAGATAACCTGTTTTCCTAGAGCTAGAGTCTTCTTGATTGTGTCTTCAGTGCCTCCCTTCCTATCCTTACTGATGATCGCTATCAGAATATCACAATCCTGGGCAATCAATGTGTTTCTAGCGTAGTTAATCTCTGTATAGGCTGCCTTGATGCTTCTAGACAGTAGCTTTGGATCAAGGTTAGACCTGTTAGGGTAATGGACAATCAATTCAATGTTCTGTTCATTGGCTAACTCTTCAGCGAACCGATCACCCCCTTTAGCACATCCTCCAGAGACTAACTTATCACCAGGTTGATAGACTTTCTTGAACTCCCTTAAAAACATCCATCTATCACGTTCTGTATCTCTTGACCTAGTTCCAACAACTCCAATAGTGATAGGAGGTCTATCTGTCTTCTTAGCACTGCTCACAATATCAGACATCTTACGCATATTCCATAACCCCCTGATACACTGTCTTGAATCGCTCAGTTAATCTCCATTTACCTTTAGCAGTCCCTTCAGGAATGAAGTGTTCCACAATGTCAATCTGTGAGAGAAACCTCAGGAATGCTCTAGTCCTATTATCATCTTTATTGATTCTGAGGGCGACAGATTTTACATCAGCCCCTGCATCCTCATAAGCTTCTAGAGCCTTCACAATGTTCAGGGTACTGCCGTAGCTTGTGTCTAAGGCTACCTTCCTAACCCTTCTCATTACGTCGGCATCAATGGCCCTTTTGTTGAGCACTACCGCAAGACAACAGGCCAACCTTACTAACTGATGTGTCAACCTGGTGGGCATTTCCTTTGTGGGGGTTGATTCCTTCACGTTAGAGTTAGGATCAGGCTTAGCTCTCATATCTGCTGTGAACTCAGCAAATAAGGCACAGTCTTCCACAAGCTTCTCTTCATTGATTTCCAACTCTGACAGCAACTCCTCTACGTTTTCTCTCAAGTAGCCTACATAGCCTCCAGTCATAGCGTAGGCGATAGCTTGAGCCTCATCTATCTGCCCTTTTGCTTCAGAATTGGAACTCTTCATTACTGATCGAATCGCAGTATATCCAACCTTTCTAAGGATCTCCCTTTTCTCTGATAGTCCTGGACTTTCAATGAACACTTTCAGGAAGCGATCACCTAGCCTACTCTGATCAAGGTCCATCAGTGTAGGAGTGCCTGCCATAATCCAAGGAGTTCTCAATCCTGTATGCTTCAGGTCTTCATCCCTGTTTTTGTAAGTAGCCCCACTTGTCCCGTCAAAGATACGACGTTGCTGGCTCATAATCTCAGCAAAATAAGGGCTAGCTACAATCACGTCAGCCTCAGGAGTGATAAGAGTTTTCCCATTAATTCTACTGATCAGGCTGTAATCCTTTCCGTCATCAGATTTGTAACCGCTATGAAACCCTGTCAAATGTTCCAATGCATGACAGTATTTTGAGGCAACTAGCAAGGCATCACAGAATCGAGTCTTACCCCCTCCGGCATCACCAATAACCTGCAAGAATAACTGGTCGCCGATTTGCATTGTTGAACAAGCTACTGCCAGCATAGTGCTAAGAACTTCATCCATAACAGGACGCCATTTCATAGCTGTCTTCCATGCCTCCAGTAACTCCTGATAATTGTCACAACTCAACACCTCTAGCTGATTCTTCTTAGAGGCTTCAGTAGAGGCTCTAGCTTCTCCTACAATGAAGTCTGAGGGTAAATCGACTAACAGCCCTAACAAACTCTCTAAACGCTTCCTACGCAACGCTAGCCCACCTACCGTTGATGTTCTAGCGGAACCTATCTTAGGCATATCTAGTTTGGCCCTTATTTAACCTAGGGAACTGATTTCAAAAATACAGACACTGAAGTTACCTGGTAAAGATCAGTCAGGCACTTATCACAGAGGCAGACAAACTTGGTTTCATTTATTGTGATTTTATAAGTAGCCTCCTCTTCGCAAGGTTCTGGACCTGTTTCCCCTGTTACAGTGCCCTCACAAACTAGAGATACTGACTTGGCTGATTCAATCCTCTCTACCTTCATGTCTATTCCTCCTCTGTAAGGTAGTCCCTAATGTCGTAACCATGCTTCCTGTTGTAGTCTATTCCCTCAGTTTCAGGGCTGCCATACTGTAGCCATCTGATTGATTTAGGAGGGTGTTTAGCTTCTTGAAGCTTGTGAGCTATCTTTACCATTCCTGATCTGCTAGCGGGGGGAATCTCTCTTTCATTTCTGATTAGCTTATGATCGTTTTGACCCATAAGCATCACGTCTTTTCCTGAGAAGATAGTAACCCAGTCGTCATTAAACACTTGGGCTACAGGGATAGACACTACTGAGGCATTACTCAACAGGCTAGTTTCGATGTTGCCTGTCGGTTTATACCCTTCTTCGGGAGTGTATTTTGTGGTGCGTAATATCTCCCATAAGGCAACTGCATCCCATATCCCCTCTGTCAGGTAGATTGAAGACTTCTTAGGACTGTAAAGATTAACCCCAAACAGTTGATGACCTAATGTAGGGGTAAGATACAACATCATACGTTTACTGGCACTGTTGTAATCATACCTGTAAAGGTTGTTTAGCTTACCCTCTGCATTGAATCCAGGAACTAACCATTTATCAGTGATAGCTGATTTACAAACTCCCCAATCCTTTAGTGAGGTATAGTCAATCAGCTTGCGATTCTCAGCAAGTTCCTTCCAATCATTATCTTGGGTATGCTGCAAACTTAGCTTGTGTAGTTCTCTTAAGAAAACATACTGATTACCAGAGTGATTACAAACAACACAGCGAAACTTAGAGCTAGTAACATTGATATAAAACTTGCCCTCTCTACCGCAGAAAGGACAAGTTCCAATTGATTCATTACCGTTACTAGCTGACTGCAAATCAAGCCCATGAAAGGAATAGACTCTTAACCCTTCAGGCTCTTCTTTAGCCAGCTTAGGCATTCTGACCTGCTTTCATTCTGTAGGCTTCTGAAATCCGATTCTTAGCAATCTCAAAATAGCCATGTTCCTTATCACTGTCACAGCCTATAAACTTTCTTCCAAGGTTCATACAAGCTACACCAGTAGTCCCACTACCCATTGTAAA